GTTGTTTTGAGCCTGAAGTTGAAACGTTGAAGAAATATTTTCGTCGTTTATATTCATTATTTTGTGTAGTTAAACTTTCCCTTCTTTACTTACTCTTGTTTTTTATTTTTTCATATTCTGCAAATTCTTTTTTTTGAATATCAATTATTTTTTTGAGATAATATCTCCTAAGATATATTGGCATATTATAGTATACATCATATCATGTAAAACCACCCTTGCCATTATATATTAAATAGAAAATCTCGTCATATATTACTTTTTTATAACTCGGAATTAGGCCAAAAAAAGGTGATTCCAAGTGGAATCGGTACCTCCCTAACATATCCACATTCCTCACACTCATAATTAAATTTAGTTATGACATCAGGTGAGATGTCAGAAATATATTTTTTGAGCTTTATAGAATCCATAGATAGCATGCTTTCAACTTCTTTATCTATCATTATTCTATCTTCATTTCCATCAATTGCAATTATAGATTTCTTCAATCTTGTTATACCAATATGGTCTGACTTCTTATTATATTTTGACATATTTTTTGCTGTTTGTTGGATGTCACGTTCATCTTTATGTGTTAATAATTTAAATGTGACTACCTTCCCAGATTTTGGTAAAGTAAAGTCAAATTTATTTCCATTTTTAAATAGCTCTTCATTAATTTCTACATTACTTAAGCTATTTAAATCAACTACTGTATGTGCCTTGTTGTTGCAATTTCCACATGTATATTCAATTTCATAATCGGGCCCGTATGCTAAAATCCTTGCAGCATACATAATTGCATTTTCATCACCAATTAACAAGTCATCAAGTCTAACTCCTTTTGTTAAAATTATTGCTTCTAAAAATCTTTCGATTGTTAAGCCCTTTTGCAATAAATTTTTTGATGTCAATATATCTTCGTCAACTGCAGTAGGATATTTTAATTCTATCTTACCACTTCTTAGTGGGCTGTCTTCTGGATATAAATAACCTCCAGATGGTAATTCAATTATCTCTTTTGGAACGTTTATCATTCCTATTTCACTTTCCCTTTCTTGTTTCATTCCTGTAACTCCTTTATTTTAAATAGTTGTTTTAAAATACATACATGGCCTCCGAAGAGGCCAAATATATGTGTGTATCTTTTTTTTTAAAAATATCTTTATTTTAATATTGTAGAATTGCGTAATCAATTGCTAGTGTAATATCAACTGTCATTGGTTCAGCAGATGCAAAATCTAAATCACCAAAGTTAACTTCTTTAGGTCATGCACCTTTTAAAGTCCATTCTTCTACAACATCACCAATCGGTCCAATAACTTGGATTGTACAATCTTTCTTATACATATCAGCATAACCATCTCTACCTGTTACTGATTCATGTGTAAGTCTAAATCACTCCATTGCTGCTTGTGCACCAGATGGGGATATTGGGTCATAGAGTGACAATGAAACATCACCTCAAGTTGTTTTACCCTTTACTTTTCTTTGAATATTTAAGTGGTCTAATACAACTTCATCACTTGATGGTGAAGGTCTACTAGCAGATTTTATCATAAAAGAAGGTATGCCATCTATCTTCAAGATGAATCTATTTTTTTGCTTTGGCTCCCACCCTTTAAACATTAATTCGTCTGTATATATTATTTGTGTCATATTATGTGTTTTTTAACTAATCTTTCCTTTTTTATTTTTTAGAGTAAATTAAAACTATGCTCCGAATGTAGCCCCTGTTGGTAACACATTGAAGTCAATTGATATAAATTCAGCTGTCTTTGTAGGTTGAAGATAAATATCACCCTTAAGAATATTTCTGTCAATTATATCAGAAGTATTATTTGACTCATCCATTACGACTTCAAAACGATAAAGTCCTCTATTTTGTTTAACAGATTGCATATATGGATTTACGATATTTAAAAATCTCTTTCTTGTATCTTCAGTATTTTGTTCAAATACTAAATATTTACTTGTTGATGCGATATATTTTTTAAGATTAATTAAAAGTCGTCTTACATTTATTCTATCTAATGCAGATGCTTTTTTCTGTAGTGTTTTTTGGCCTCAAGCTACAACATTTGTATTTGGGAATGAAGCTAATGAATTTACATTTGATTCATAAAGAGTATCACGGTTTGTATGTGTAAGCTTTCTTGATGCCCTTACAGCTGATTCAATTCCACCTCTATTTAAACCTGCTGGAGCAAACCATTCAAAACCTGCTTTGTCATTATAAGAATACACACCAGCCATTACTATTGATGGTGGAACTCATCTATAACTATTACCAACATTGTCTCTAATTTGTACCCAAGGTCAATAGGTTGCTGCATAACTAGAATCATATAAAGAGGCTGGTGAAGTTACACTAGTTAGCATTGAAGTATTCTTAACAGCTGTATCAAATATGTAGAGACAATCTCCTCTTGCTTCGCAGATATCAATGCAATGGTCAACAAATGTGTTTGCAACAGATGTATTTGCTGCAAGTACACCAGGAGTAAATAACATATTTATGTCATATTCATCTTGGTTACTTAAAAGGTCAGCAGCCATTGTATATTCTGTACATGCCAAAGGATTAAATCCTTGTGAATCTGTCTCTGTAATATCTTCATAAAATTTCATTGGATGTATAAGACTTCCATCTAATCCCCCACCAAATGAACCACTTGCAGCTGCTGGTAAACTTCCAGTTGCAGCTGCAACTCTTATAGTACCTGCTTCATCAAGATAATTTATTGTATTCAGAACACTAGCAACTCTGATATACTTTGATTTATTTTCATAACTACCTGACATTCCAATATATGGGTCGCCTGAGTTGTAAGTATAAACCGGTTGCATGTCACCAATAACTTTTGAAATATAGTTTGTTGCATTAGGATCTAACGATAAATTATTCCATGTTTCCAGTACAACCTTTCTTTTTCTTGAATCATTTCCTCTTCTAACTAATAATGTAAATGTACCTTTATTTTCATTTACTGATGATATTTCTCAACGTATGTTATCTGCAGAGCCTGAAGCTAATATACCATTGGTATCTTCAGAACCTGTACTGTTTGCTGCAGTACCATCTCCAAGTGTAAATAACTCAAATGCATTTGAGACACTTGCACTTGAATCTACAGAAGAGCTTGCAGGAGCATAACTCCCTGATAGGATTCTTACTACTGTCAATACACCAGCATTGTTTAAATATTCTTTTGCTGCATGGCTTGTCATAAACTGATAGGAATTACTACCAGATTCATATACCTCACCGAATACTTGTTTATATTCTGCATAACTAGTTACTTGTGTTGGTACCATTGCTGGTCCTTTTACTGTAGGTCCAATGATTGCAGCCCCTATTTCACTAACACCAACTGGCAAATAACTTAAATCATTTTCCTGAGTAAATACACCAGGACTTACTATTTTTTCTGCCATAATTTAATTTTTTAAATTTTCCTTTTTTAATTTCTCTACTTTTAAAGAGCTGAATATACTATACTATTTTGATGGATAAAATGTTCAAGTATCTGAATCAATTTCACCTTCTCCATATTTACTGTATATATTATCTACAATCTTTTTTTCTTGATTGTTTAATTCTTTCTTAGTTTCATTTAAAAGTTCTTGTTTATATTTTTTGAGCTCATCTATTTTATTTTCAACATCACCCAATTCAAATAGAAACTTTTGCATATTAATTTGAAACTGTTTAATACTGTCTATTTCATTTTGTATTAATTTTTTCTCTTTATAGTCGACAACCTTGTTGTCGATTTTATTACTACTATTATTATTAATTTGTTCTTCTCTTTTAATTATCATTTATTAATCCTTAGTAATTTTTTTAATTATTATTACTAATATAAATATCACCGAAAAAGGCGAAAGTTCAATTTTTTTTAATTATTTTTTAATTTTTTAATTGTTAATTTTT